ATAATTCGCGCATGCATACGGCCTAAAGCAAAAGCTGTTGGTAAGTTAGTTGCTAAGCATATTAGGGATAATAAAACCGAATTCAAAGTTAATCCGGAACCATACATTAGGTTTTTATTAGAAGAACCTAATCCTTTAATGACAGGTCAAATGTTTCAGGAGAAAATGACAAATCAATTAGAATTAAATCACAATGCATTTGCTTATATTAAACGAGATGACTTGGGTTATGCCTCTGAAATATATCCGATACCTTGCACAACAGTTGAAGTTGTTGAAGGGACATATGGAGATATCTTTTTGAAGTTTCACTTTAGAAACGGAAAACAAATGACTGTACCATATACGGATGTTATCCATTTACGTAAAGATTTTAATGAAAATGATTTCTTTGGTGAACATCCCGGTAAAGCATTGTCGCAATTGATGGAAATTGTAACGACTACTGATCAAGGTATTGTTAAAGCGATTAAAAACAGTGCTGTAGTAAAGTGGATTCTTAAGTTTAAATCGGTATTGAAACAAGAAGATATCGATATGCAGGTTAAAAACTTTGTTAATAACTATTTAAATATCGCAAATGATGGTGGCGCAGCTTCTTCTGATCCACGATATGATTTAGAGCAAGTTAAACCTGAAGCGTTTGTTCCAGATTCAAAACAAATGCAAGAAACAGTTCAACGTATTTATAACTTCTTTAATACAAATGAAAGAATTATTCAAAGTAAATACAACGAGGATGAATGGAATGCGTATTACGAATCAGAGATAGAACCATTAGCTATGCAGCTTGCTGGAGAATTCACCAGGAAGCTTTTTTCGCGTAAAGAAAGAGGGTTTGGAAACAAAATTATATTTGAATCAGCTTCTCTTCAATACGCTTCTATGAGCACTAAGATGAATCTTGTACAGATGGTAGATAGAGGAGCGTTAGTGCCGAATGAATGGAGAGCAATTCTTTCACTTGGACCTATTGAAGGTGGAGACAAACCAATACGTAGATTAGATACAGCTCTAGTTAAAGATGGAAATGTTACCGGTAAAGGAGGTGATAATAATGAACAAAACGGAACAAAGGGAACTAATAACGCAAACAATGGAAATTAGAGAAGATGAACATGGTAATAAAATGCTATCCGGATACGCTGTGAAGTGGGAAAAGAATTCAGTAGTTATGGGTTATTATCGAAAATTCCGCGAGCAATTCCGACAAGGGGCATTCTTAGAATCATTGCAAAAAGATGATCAACGTTTTTTGTGGGCGCATGACACTTCTAAAGTATTGGGTAGAACAAAGAACAACACTTTGCAATTAGCGGAGGATTCCATTGGATTAAGGTTCGAATTGACATTACCAAAAACAACACTTGGAAATGACACGTATGAAACGATTAAGCGTGGCGATGTTGATGGTGTTAGCTTCGGTTTTAGTATGATCACTGAGGAAATAGATGAGCCTGACGATGACTTAATGTTACGAACAGTAACTAAAGCTAAATTATTAGAGGTTAGCGCAGTCGCCTTTCCCGCTTATCCTGATTCGGAAGTTAGTGCGAGGGGTTATGATCCATATAAACATCATGAAGAAAGAAAACAGAAAGAAGAATTACGTAAAAAACTAATCTTAAAAACTTACTTATAGAGGAGAATGATATATGAATCGTTTACAAGAAATTTTACAACGTAAAGCGGAAATCCGCACAGCATTAGAAGGTACTGGAGAAGTTGATTTAGTAGCATTAGAAACGGAATTACGCGAGCTAAGCGAAGAACAAACAAAAATTGAAACTCGTCAGCGTTTACTGAAAGAAGCTGAAGTTATTAATAACAATGCTGAGCCAGAAAAACGTACAGTAGTTGAAACGTTTAACAACGAGCCACCGAAACAAGATGTTGAATTAGAAGTATCAGAAAAACGTGGACAAGCTCTAATGGAAAGTCGCGCTGTAACAGTTGGTAGTGGTACAGTAGTCCTTCCAAAACATACAGCTTCAGATATTCGTCCTACTTTTAATGAAGTATCCACTCTTATTGATCGCGTTTCTTCTAAAACATTAAGAGGTGGAGAAAGCTATCAACAACCATACATTAAAAGCTATGGAGAAGGTGATTACACAACTGAAGGTAGTGATTACACTACTGCAGAAACAACTTTTGGATATGCAGATATCACAAAAGCAAAAATCACTGCTTATTCAGAGGAAACTGAAGAGCTTCTGAAATTGCCAGCTGCTGATTATGACGGGGAAGTAATGAAAGGTATTACTGTATCTACACGTAAGAAGCTTTCTCGTGAAATTTTAGTCGGTACAGGTGCAACAAATCGTCTTTCAGGTATTTTCTCTGCTACAGCAACTGCAATTGATGCCGCTACTGATTTACCTATTTCGGCAATCGATGCAGCTACATTAGATGAAATTATCTACAGCTATGGTGGAGATGAGGATGTTGAGGATGCAGCTGTATTAATCCTGAATAAAAAAGATTTAAAAGCATTTGCTAAACTTCGTACAGCTGATGGTAAGAAGATATACAATGTAGCTTCTAATGGGAACTCTGGAACAATCGATGGAGTACCATTTATCATTAATAGTGCTTGTAAAGCTGTAACTGATGCTAAAACAACTGTTGGCCAATATAGTATGGCTTATGGACCACTATCAAATTACCAACTTACTATTTTCTCTGATATGGATGTTCAACGTTCTACAGACTTCAAATTCAAACAAGGCATGATTGCTCATAAAGGTGTTGTATTTGCAGGTGGTAACGTTGTTTCTAAAAATGGATTCTTACGTGTTAAGAAAGCAGCTACTGTTTAATAGCTGCTTTTCTTTATTAAAAAAAAGGAGGACTAGTAAATGAGTGACAAAACAATAAAAGAATATGCTGTAGTAACAGCATTCCGTGATAAATTTTCCGATATTCATTATAGTGTTGGAGATTCATATAAAACGGGTGATTTAGAAAGAATTGAATTCTTACAAGAAGAAGGTTTTCTAGATAAAGAACCAATTATAGGATATGAGCCAGATGTAACTGATATGGTTCATGTTGGTGGCGGATATTACGAACTTCCTAACGGTGAGAAAATTAAAGGTAAGGAAGCGGCACTTGAAGCCTTAAAAGAAATCAATCAAACAGGTGAATAACCATGATCCTTATAGATGTTAAGAGAGCTTTGCGTGTATCTCATGATGCTCTTAATGATGAAATTGAAGATTTAATCGAAGCAGCTCGTTCTGATTTGGTATTATCAGGCGTTTCTACTACTAAGGCAAATGATGATAATGATCCGTTAATTAAACGAGCAATTATTACTTATGTAAAAGCTAACTTTATTCCAGATGCAAAAGAAGCGGAACGATTCCAATCATCTTATAGCATGTTAAGAAATCACCTAACATTAGCAGGTGATTACAAATGAACGATATTCTGTTTTTTCCAGAGTTTAAAACGGTGGAAGATGACTTAGGACAAATAGAGCAAGTCGAATTATTTATTAGACGAGTCTTCTGTGAGAAGAAGTCTGCGCCGCAATCGGAATTCTTTCAAGCTGGACAAAGTGGAATTAAAGCTAGCTGTGTATTAATCATCCATTTGTTTGATTATCAAGAAGAAGTGAAAGTTAAATATGGTGAAAAAACATATAACATTTACCGCACATACGAAAGAGATGATGAAAAAATCGAGTTGTATTGTGAGGTGGACATTGGTGGCTAGTATTAACGATTTTGCTAGTGAAATTGCTAGAGAGTTGCAAAGGTACTCTAACTTAGTAGAAGAAGACCTGGAAGTGGCAAAAGAAGAAGTTTCAAAGAATCTTGTGAACGAATTACAGCAAAAGAGTCCAAAGAATACGGGTAAATATGCAAAAGGATGGCGTAATAAGAAGGATGGAAATGCAATTATTGTTCATAATGCATTGAAACCGCAACTTACACACTTATTAGAAAAAGGTCATGCAAAAGCAAACGGTGGTCGTGTACCGGCTAAAGTCCATATTGCTCCAGCAGAAGAACATGCAATAAACGATTTTGTAGAGCGAGTTGAAAGGGCGATTCAACAATGAATTTAATTGAATTAAAAAAGATTCTTGATGCTACAAGTTATCCTGTGGCTTATTCGCATTTCACCGCATCACCAGGTAAGCCAGTGCCTAAACCACCTTATATTTGTTATCTTGTGGATGGTTCACCAAACATGATTGCTGATAACAAAGTACATCACAAGATAAACGATGTAACTATCGAACTTTACACAATTAAAAAGGATTTAGTTGCTGAATCCAAGATAGAACAAGCCTTAGATGATCATGAGATACCTTATGAATCATTTGAGGCTTTTATTGAATCTGAAAAAATGTATCAAAAAACATATGAAACGAGGTTGATATAAATGGAAAACAATAAAGTAACATTCGGTTTGAAAAAAGTTCATTTTGCTCCATACAGTGTACTAAATAATGTAGTCACTTTTGATACTCCAATCCCAATGCCAGGTGGTGTTGAATTAACGTTTGAACCACGTGGTGATTTAATTGAATTTTACGCTGATGATATGCTCTATTACGCTGCAAGTAATAACCAAGGTTATGATGGAACGTTATCTATTGCGAATATTCCAGAGCAATTCGCTATCGATGCATTAGGTGAGCAACTGGATGAAGTTGATGGTGTATTAAATGAGTTAGCAGACGCAAAAGGAAAACCATTTGCATTGCTATTTGAATTTGATGGCGATAAAAAAGCAACTCGTCATGTTATGTATAACTGCGCAGCAAGTCGTCCGACACTTGCATCTAAAACGAAAACAAATTCAGCGGAGCCAAATACAAATGAACTTAAATTTGTATCAAGCCCTATTGATATTAATGGGGAACGCGTGGTTAAAACAAAGACAACTTCTACTACTACTCAAGCTATTTATGACGGTTGGTACAACGAAGTGTACGTTAAAAAAACAGCAGCACCAAAAGGAGCGTAAGTAAATGGAAAAAACAATTGTTGTAGATGGTAAGGATATTCGTTTGAAAAGTACAGGAGGAACACCGATCCGATTTAAAGCACAATTTGGCAAGGATTATTTCGCACAACTTCTCAAGTTAGCACCACTTGGGAAAATCGATATGGAACATTTAGATCCAAGTAAGTTGGATAGTGTAGATTTCGAAGTATTTTATAATCTCGTTTGGACTATGGCAAAAACTGCCGATAAAGAAATACCAGAACCAATGGTATGGCTAGATTCATTTGATGAATTCCCAATCATTGAAATCTTAGAAGATATCCAAGATATGATAGCTTCCACGATTCAATCTAAAAAAAAGTTGTAGATAGCAATAATAATAGTCAACAAGGAGCGAATCAGGGTGATGTATTCACCACTGAGACGTTCCTTGTTTTGTGTTATAAATGCAAACTTACAAAAGCTGATTTAGAAGATATGACTATTGGTATGTGCCTTGATTATATTGATGAATATTTAGAAATGCAGAAGCCGCCACAAGAAAAAACTCGTAAAGCAACTCAAGAAGACTTTAACGGCTTCTAAGAAAGGGGTGAGAAAATGACAGGAAGAATTAAAGGAATCACCGTTGAAATAGGTGGAGATACCGTTGGATTACAAAATTCTTTAAAAGACGTAAATAAACGTAGTAATGATTTAGCAAAAGAATTAAAAGATGTTGAGCGTCTTTTGAAGTTTAACCCAGGTAATGTTGAAGCATTAGCTCAAAAACAACAATTACTTACACAAGAAATTGAAAATACAACACAAAAGTTAGATAAGTTGAAGGCCGCAGAGCAGCAAGTCCAAGCTCAATTTCAAAATGGTAAAATTTCTGAAGAACAGTATCGTGCATTTAGGCGTGAAATTGAATTTACAGAAGGATCGCTTAATGGTCTAAAGGGCAAACTTTCTGGATTAAAAGCCGAACAGGACAATGTAGCAAGTTCAACAAGACAATTAGAAACCTTATTTAGTGCTACAGGAAAAAGCGTTGATGATTTTGCAGGAGCGTTAGGAAATCGTCTTGTGAATGCAATTAAAAGTGGCACGGCTACAAGCAGACAATTAGATCAGGCAATTGGTCTTATTGGTCGTGAAGCGTTGGGAGCAGAAGCAGATATTGAGAAATTACAACGTGCTCTGCGTTCTGTAGATGACGGTAACTCAATACAACAAGTTCGAAATGATTTAAGGGATCTTTCGCGTGAAGCTGAAAGAGCCGGGAAAAGCTTTAAAGAGTTAGACATCGGTTTAGAAAATATGCTCGGAGGAGCGATGGCGGCTGGCGGTATATCAGGAGTAATTGAAAAGGCTCTTGATACTTCTAAATTAAAAACGAAAATTGATGTAACTTTTGAAGTCCCCGCATCATCTAAGAAATCAGTTGAACAAGCCGTTCGAGGAATTGAAGCCTATGGCGTTGATGTGGAGGAAGCACTTGAAGGAACGAGGAGACAATGGGCTTTAAATAAAAATGTTAGTGATGAAACAAATACAGCAATAGTAAAAGGTGCATCGGCAATAGCGACTTCTTATGCTGGTATTGATTTTACTGAATTAATCCAAGAAGCGAATGAAGTTGGCAGTGAATTAGGTATAACCAATGAAAGTGCGTTAGCTTTAACAAATTCCTTATTAAAAATGGGATTTCCGCCTGAACAGTTAGATATTATTGCTGAATATGGAGGACAGCTTACACGAGCTGGTTATACGGCTGAAGAAGTACAAGCTATTATGGCAGCTGGGGTTGAAACTGGCACATGGAATATTGATAATCTCTTAGATGGTTTAAAAGAAGGTCGTATCAAAGCAGCTGAATTTGGTCAAGGTGTCGATAAGTCAATGAAGGAAGCTCTTGAAGGTACGAAAATTTCAGCGGATCAATTAGAAAAATGGGGACAATCTGTAGCGAAAGGCGGTAAAGAAGGTTCAGCCGCTATGACAGACATCGCTAAAGCACTGAATGAAGTTGAAAATGAAACAAAGCGAAATGAGATTGGTGTTAAGCTTTTCGGTACAATTTTTGAAGATCAAGGGCAAAACATTATAGATACATTGTTAAATGCTCAAGGTAAAGTTATAGATTTAAATGTAAGCCAAGAAGAATTAAATGAAATGATAAAGAAAATGGATGCAAGCCCAGCTATAAAGTTCCAAAAGGCAATGGGTGATTTAAAAATGGCCCTTGAACCACTTTTGGGCGTAGTAGCTAACATTATTGGAGCCTTTGCAAGTTGGATTTCTGCGCATCCAGCATTAGCAGCGGCATTAACAACTATTATTGTTACACTGGGCATATTAATTGGGGCATGCATGGCTTTAGCTCCGGTATTTGTCACCTTATCCAGTATAGCTGGAATAGTAGGTGTAAGTATCGGGGCTATTGCTGGTCCAATCGCATTAGTAGTTGGTGGTTTTATAGCCGCCACCGCCGCAATAGTTGGATTAGTAATTGGATTTAAAAAACTGTGGGAAAATAACGAGGGGTTTAAAAATAGTATTTCCGGTGTGATAAGTGGTATACAGAGCTTTATAGATATACTAGTTTCATTAGGTAAATATTTATTTTGGACGGCCGCAGACGGTGATCACTTAAATGATTGGATTACCCATTTACCAAAAGGATTCCAAGATGCAGCTGAAATAATAGGATTAGCAGTTAGTAAAATACGCGAAGCGTGTCTTCATCTTTTTGATGCTGTGAAAGCTGTTTTTTCGGGAGATTTTAGCCAGTTAGGTGAAATCTTTAAGACAATCGGCCCTTCTATAGCAGGTGCAATTATTGGTGGGCTCCCTGGTGTTCTTGTTTCTGTATCTCGTTATTTACCAGCAATCGCGGAGTATTTGAATGCAAACTCAGGAATTATTATTGAAACGATCACTAATATTTTTAATAACATAGCTAATTTCGTAACAACAGCTTTACCACAATTTCTTGAAGCTGGATCACAAATGATTTCAAGTCTTGTGAATGGATTGGTTGTAGCGGCACCAATCATACTTGAAGCGATAGTAGGGATTATAAATACAATTTCACAGATGATTGCTACTTATCTTCCTATGATTGTTCAAACCGGAATACAAATTATTCAAACCTTAATCTCTGGAATTGTACAAGTTTTACCTACACTTATAGAGACAGGACTTCAATTAATTATGACTTTAATTAATGGCATTATGCTGATGATTCCACAGCTAATCCCAATAGCTGTAACAATTATTCAAACCATTATTAACGGAATCATGTCATTTTTACCTCAATTAATTGAAATGGGTATCAATTTACTAGTTTCACTGATTACTGGAATCACACAAGCGCTACCTATGATTGCATTGGCAATTATCACTGTTATAACTACTTTGATAAATGCTATTACTCAAAACCTTCCTAAGATTATTGAAGCGGGAGTTAAAGTTTTAACTAGCTTAATAGACGGAATAATAAAAATGTTACCGCAGTTAATTGATTTAGCGATAAATCTTATAACAAAAGTAGCAGATACATTACTAGCAAATTTGCCAAAGATCATTGAAGCTGGTGTCAAAATTCTAATGGCTATAATAAATGGGATAGTGCAAGTTTTACCACAGCTTATTAATGCAGCATTAGATTTAATTGTAAAAATTGCATCTACATTAATCGCGAATTTACCAAAGATATTAGATGCAGGTATAAAAATTCTAATGATGTTAATTGCAGGTATTGTACAAGTTATACCTCAATTAATAGCAGCGGCATTAAAACTGATTATTACTTTAGCAGGAGAATTAATTAGGAATTTACCTAAAATCCTTGAAGCGGGTGTTCAATTAATTTGGGCATTAATAAAAGGTATCGTAAGTATGGTGGGACAATTAGGTTCTACAATTGTGACTGATATTGTACCAAAGATTGTTGATACATTAAGAAAAATTGATCTCTTCAAAATCGGTAAAAATATAATAAGTGGTTTAATTGATGGACTCGGTAGTATGGCTGGAAAAGTAGTAGATAAAGTGAAATCTATCGGAAATAGTATTCTTGATGGTTTTACTGGATTCTTTGATATCCACAGTCCATCACGATTGATGCGAGATAAAGTAGGGAAACACATTGGAGCTGGTCTTGCGATTGGTATGGAAAATTCAATCGGAATAATAAATCGTGCATCTAATGCAATGAGTGAAGCAGCAATACCAACAGTTAATGTGGGTAATATAGGTGTACAAGCTAATGGACTATATCAAGCTCAAGGAGTAGACGGTACATTCCCGATGCAGGGAAGTGGATTAGCAATTGAAGTTCCTGTAATTCTAGAAGGAAGAGAAGTTGCACGTGGTACGTACCGATATACAACCGAGTATCAAGATAGAGAAACAGCAAGAAACTCAGACTTTTAGGTTTGGGTTTCTTTTATTTTATAAAGAAATGAGGTGTTAACATGAGTTCTTTTACATTTAATAATCAACGGAAAAATTTCATTCAAATAGAAAAAGGATGGAAAAGACCTACATGGGCACCATTAAAAAGGAATTTTCTAAGTGTTCCAGGTTATCCAGGAGCAAGGTTATTAAACACACAAACTGACATCCGTGTTCTTTCTATTCCTGTCGGAATTATTGTTCCTGATGGATCGAATTTAGAGACATTGAAAGAAGAAGTAGCTGATTGGCTTATTACAGAACAGCCAGTAGAGCTTATTTTTGACGTAGAGCCAAACAGAACATATCTAGCTGTTGTGGACGAAGGTTTTGATCCAGATGAATTCGTCACTCTTGGTAAAGGGATCCTTAAATTCATTTGTCCAATGCCTTATAAACTAGGTCAGATACAAACGAAACAATTTGCGAATAACGTAGATGGTAATTTACAAGCTGATATCGCCAATAAAGGCACTGTAGAATCAATGCCAATTATCGATATTACAACAGGCATTCAAAGCCCTTTCTTGGACGTATGGAACGGTGATGACTATTTCCGACTTGGTTATCCTACAGGGATTAAAACTCGTGTTGTGAAACAAAATGAGCGTCTCATATGGGATGAAATGAAGAGTTTAACTACTTGGAATGCTGTAACTGGTCAAATAGGAATTTACAAAAGTTCAGGGGCTATGAAGGTTTGGCAAGGGTACGCTTTTACACCTGACTCATACGGAACGGGAACGGATACTGAGTGGCACGGTCCTTTTATGAAGAGAACCATTCCTAATACAGGTGGCGTTATCCAAGATTTTAGACTTGATGTGCAAATGAATTTTCAGTCTGAACACTGGAACAGAATGGGGAAAACTGTAGTAATGCTTTTAGATGCTAACGACAATGTAATAGTTGAACTTGCGATGGCTGATGAGTATATGAGTCATGAAATGACAACGGCACAAGCAATTATTGATTCAGGAGCTTCTAGAAAGTGGGTTTTTGATGAGATGGGAATGTCTTCTGATACATTTAATGACTTTAGAGGACATGTTTCAGTAGCTCGCAGAGGCAAAGAATGGAGCTTCTATTTTGCTAAGTATCGTAAAAATACCGAGATAGATGATGCCAGTTTTGTTCGTACATGGAGAGATGAATCAGACAGTAACCCGATGACAGCTAGACCAGTAGCAAAGATAGCTGTAGGGTGTATCGCTTATGGTACTAATCCACCCGCTGATATTGCATTTATTGAAGATGTTAAGTTTTGGAAGATAAACACTTTGAATGTGGATGAAACTCCTTATATTTTTGATGTAGGAGATAAAATTCATATAGATACAGAACGTTCACTTGTAACGATCAATGGAACAAACGCAATTGCATTAAAAGATATATTCAGTTCATTCCCTGTTGTAAAGCGCGGCGCAAATCAAGTTATTGTACGTCCTTATAATATAGGAACTGCGCAAATAACATATAGGGAGCGATTTAGATGAGAACACCAAGTGGGGACTTACATGTTGTTGATTTTAAAACAAGTCAAATCGTTTCAAATATACAACCAAAAGATTATTGGGATGATAAAAGACACTGGGAAATTAAGAATAATATCGACACATTAGAGTTTAGAGTGTTTGATAATACAGATCATGCAGCAACACTTATACAACAAAATTTAGTGTTGAAAGAAGTACGTGGTGGTAGAATCGTTCCTTATGTTATTACAGAAGCAGAAAAAGATTCTGATGATAGGTCATTAATGGTTTATGCATCTGGTGAATGGATTCAGCTTGCTAAAGCAGGAATTATTGAACCACAAAAAATTGAAAGTAAAACATTGAAACAATGTATGGAAATAGCCCTCAAAGGGACGAAGTGGGAAATAGGTAAAACAGAACATGATGGAGCGCATTCAATAGCAATCGAAGAATTCATTGATCCATTGAATTTATTGAAAAAAATTGCCGTTTCTTTTGAATTAGAAATCCAATACCGTGCTGAAGTTGTGGGCTCTCAAATCGTTGGCCGTTATGTTGATATGGTTAAGAAAAGAGGGCGAGATACAAGAAAAGAAGTAACGTTTGGTAAAGACTTGATGGGAATTAAACGTATTGAAAACTCTCAAAATATTTGTACCGCCTTATTAGGTTATGTGCAAAAAGAAAATGGAGAATTCATTACGATCTCAGAAATAAATAATGGTGTTCCTTATCTTGTGGACGATGCAGCTTTTCAGCGGTGGAACGAAAAAGGAAAACATAAATTCGCTTTCTACACTCCGCAAACAGAAGATCAAGATATGTCTCCACAGAGACTTATGATCCTGATGAAAACGGAAATGAATAAGCTTGTGAATACTTCTGTTTCTTATGAGGTTCAAGCGCAAAGCATTGGGAGAGTATTTGGACTAGCACATGAATTAATCAATGAAGGCGATACAATTCGAATTATAGATACAGGTTTTACACCTAAGTTATACCTTGAAGCTCGTGCTATCGCTGGTGATGAATCTTTTACTGATCCTACACAAGATAAGTACGTGTTTGGTGATTATCGTGAAATTGTTGATTCTGATGAAGAATTGCGTAAAATGTATCAAAAAATGCTTACGATGATTCAAGATAAAGTCTCTAAAGAGTGGTTTGATGCTTTAGAAGAAAAAATTACAGAATCAAATGATAAAGTTGATACAGCAGTAGAAGAATCACAAGCTGCAAAAGATTTAGCAGAAGCTACTCAAGAATATATGGAACAAAATCTTGTAGATATCATAGAAAGTGTTAATCCACCTACTACTAATCTTAAACCAAATAAAACATTATGGCGTGACATTAGTGGTGGTAGACCAGGTGCTTTAAAAATATGGACAGGCACGATGTGGGAAGATATTGTTCCAGATGTTGAAGAAGTTAAAAGGGAACTTGAGCTTACTAACGAAAAATTATTGTCTAAAATATCTGAAAAACAAATGGAAGACTATATCGGAGGATTAGGAAGTACAAACATTTTTATAAATTCCGCGTTTGAAGATAGAGAAATTGATCCAAGTTCTGGAATAATCAAAAACAGAACACCGAGTATAACAAAGTGGACTCCGAATGCTACAGGAGCAAATAAAACGATTACAGCCGAGTCAGTAAGAAATCATGATGGATATAACTCTGTTAAATTTTCTGCTACAGGTTTAAGTGCTAATAATTGGATGTCATTATCACAAACATTCCCTGTTACAAGCGGATCAGGAAGTTATGTGCTTTCTTCTTGGTTTTATACAGATGATTTAGCATCTCTAGATCAAGGGTGTTTCTTGGAAATCGGTTATTACAATGGAACTACACGAGTTATAAATAAATTAACTGAAGTTAAGCCATTAATGACTGTTGGATCATGGGCATTTGTATCTGTCGCGCTCGATGCTCCATCTTCTGGAATAACAAGTATAAAGGGTTTTATAACACTTAGACGTAACGGTACTATTTGGGCTTCGCAGCCGCAATTACAACAAGGTGAAAATCCTTCCAGTTTCATGGAAAACCCTAAAGATTACGCTAACTATGACCAACTTGTAGATGAAATCGCTAAGAAAGTCGCTACGTCAGAGTACAACAACAAGATATCTACAATTGAGACTAGTATTTCGCAACAGTCAGATCGCATTGACCTTACAGCTTCAAAAGAGGACGTTTATACTAAAGATCAATCTAATGGGCGTTATGGTGATAAAGCTATAGTGGAGAGGCACGAAAGCTCTATCTCAATAATGACAGATGAAATTAATCTACGAGTTAAATCGGGAGACGTTGCTTCAACGATTAACCAAACAGCTCAATCTGTATTGATTCAAGCAGATAAGATTTACCTTAATGGTTTTATTGAAGCTAAACACCTTAAAGCTCAGACTTTGCAGGGGGTTACGATTCAAACAGCTCCAAGCGGATCAGGAAACGATCAGATAAGGTTAAACGCTCAGAACATGACATTGTATGGTAGAGGGCAAAGTAGGGGTTATTTCGGTTTTATCAATAGAGCTGATGGTAATATCACAACTGCAGTTGTATTAGGTAATGATTACACAACGACAGGAACATTAAATGGATCTCTTGTTATTGATCAAACAACTGTAGCTTCAAACGTATTTACAAATTCAGTCGCTTCTATCGGCGTCGCAACTGGAATGAGTGGAAATAACATAACAAAATCTTCTTTCATTAACTTCTATCGTTATGATGGAGCGATGGAAATTAGTTCTCAAGGCGATATGAGTATTAATAACATCAACGGAAACATTAATCTCGCTGCTAGTTCAACAGGTGGTACTACAGGATTTATAACTATGAGCGCTTCTAAAGATATCTATTTTACTGCTAAACGTGGATATTTTAATTTCTATACAAGCGACAACAAGTCATTTCCTGCGATAACAATTAAAGATTTAGCTCCAACTACTCAAGGCGATGTTGACATTACATTCGCTAATCAGATTATGTTTAGGGTTGCAAGACACCCTGATTATGTAGGCGATGGTTTACAAGTTAAAGATGCTACGGGATCTGATTTTAGAGATATGAAGGTACGAAATCTTAGAGCGACAACGCGAGTAGAAGCGAATGGAGTCACCCTTACTTCTACTCGTAAAATAAAAACGAATATTGTGGATTTATCATTTTCAGCGCTTGATAAAATCAATAGTTTAAATGTTCAACAATATCATTTCATCAAAGACGTTGAAGAATTCAACAACGGATTCATTGACAGTTTAGATATGCAATATGGCGTTATCGCTGAAGATACGGATTCCATATTTACTACAAAAAACAAGGGCGCTGTTAACTTTTATAATATGGTTTCTATCTCACTGAAAGCCATACAAGAAGTTGATTTTAAAACAAACAACCAACAATTCGATATCGGAATGTTAAAACAGCAACTAGAAGAACAAAAAGCAGATATAGCGGATTTAAAAGCACTTGTACAACAGTTATTAAATAAATAAAACGAAAAGGAATGATTATTATGGCTAAATTTTTTAAACCGGTATTCGATGAATTAACTGTTGATTATGGATCAACTATCTTACTAGAGGAAAATCACATGATTATTAATATCAATGCTGATAGAGTGCGAGAACAGTTAGATTATGATGAGTCGTTAATGGTGTTTGAGTTTCCATTGTTTAAACTTCCGGAAGATTTAATAAACGAGTTAACTACACTAGGAAAACAAGCGATTCCACACACTACACATTCAAATGTAAAAGGTTGGTTCAAAACAAGGTCGGCATGGGGCAGCGATGAAATAGGTTATGCATTTCAAATGTTATCCGGATATGATGTGTTCGACGGTAAGGAAATGAAGTGGAAATGTATAGAAAATGCGCTTGGTGGACTAGAAACAAAACACAAAGTATTACAACGATCGACTTATATAATCATTTTGAAAGATGTAACGGAAGTGGTCAACTAATATGACAAACCGTCATACTAAAACAAAAGATAGATGAACAACAAACAAAAACGACTCAGCAAGATGAACGAATTACAGCTTTAGAAGAATTAGTCCAAAAATTAATAAATGAGAAATAAGAGCAGCAAATATAAGCTGGTCTTTTTATTTTGCAAAAAAGGAGTGATTTTATGACATTTAAGACGTATGAAATCAATTTAGATTTAGTAAATGGTGCAGATATATCCATTATCCGGTTTTCGCAAGGTGACGAAAATTCAGCCAAGATAATACTAAATTTAAAAAATAAAGGAAAAGAATTAGATTTAAGCCTGGCAAAAGCAGTTCGTACTACATTTATCAAGCCCGATGGAACCACCGTATTTCAGGAAGATTGTCAGCCTATTAATAAAATGATTGGTAAATACCAAATTGTTTTAAAAACTCAAACTCTAGCAGTTGTAGGCAATGTTTTGTGTCAAGTCCAAATTATAGAACCTGATGGGAAATTAGATGCAGAACCGTTTGGATTTTATGTTAAGAAATCATTTTCGAGTGATGAAGCGATTGAATCAACAAATGAATTTGGTTTTATGCAGAAATTTGTTGAAGCATCAGAGAAACTTGAAGGTGTAAATATCCCAGCGCTTGTTGCATCTAAAGAGACAGCAGAACAGGCGAAAGCAGCAGCGGAACAAAATGCAAAGAAAACAGATGAAAGACCTGGTGTCATTCCACCTCCAGCAAAATTCCCGTGGAAGAATCCACCTATCATGGTTAAGAAAGATATATTCGGTAGGTATAATGTGGTTTTTGACATTGAGAAGTTTGTACCTGTTACAGGGAAAACTTACTATGTAGATATTAACACAGGGGATGATGCTAAGGACGGGTTAACTCCCGCGACTGCTTTTAAGAACCTTTCTACTACATTAGTAAAGGCTGATGTTAAAGTTATTTACATCGCTCCAGGGGTATATGATAAATCTGCTGGGTGGGGTATTTCAGAAACAAACTTTACCACAACTAGTTTAGTTATTAAGCCGATGTACAAAGGTGATATCATTGTAGGTGCACATGATGCTCGGCTTACGTGGGCTGCTGAGGGTACTCCTAACGTGTTCAAAGCTACTAGAAACTCAGTTACTAACGTATATGATAGTTCAATACTTGATGAGTACGGAGACCATAAAGAGTTGACTAAGAAGGCAAGTGTATCAGAGGTAAGTACCTCCCCAGGTTCTTGGTTTGCTGACGCAACAAGTGTATATGTTAGACTTGCAGATGATCGAATTCCTGATAATAAAACTGTTTGGGTATATATGGCCAGTTCCAATGGATTCGTAAGAGGAAATAAGACAATGTACTTTGAAGGCATTAAGTTCTACGGAGGAAACGAGCCTTTCGAGGTTTCAAGCAAGTCAGCATCAGACAACCTCAATGTATACTTTAAAGATTGTCAGTTTAAATACGGTATCAACAATGGATTCTCTAACGGATTGACAGTTAAAGGTGCTCGCAATGTGTACCTCCAAAGTTGTATTGCTTCTAGAAATCAACGAGACGGATTTAACTATCATATGTATAATAACATCAATCCAAACGTAATAGAGGTTGACTGTATAGGCTATAACAATGGGGTGGGTAATGCTGAGGATAACAATAATGGTTCTACTATGCACGAGTTAGGGAATATCATCCGGGTAAATGGTATTTACTTTAGAAATAAAGGACCTAACGTGGTAGATGTAGGCGGTTCCCAATCGTGGAATATCGGGTGTACTGCTTACAAGTCCCTCTCAGCAAGTACATCTAGTGAGGTTAACTTCCAGAATCAAGATGGAAAGACATGGCTAGACGGATGTGTAGCTTATGATTCCCTGGTAGATATCTCTGAAGCAGGTACTGGAAAGATTTACTCTCGTCGTACACTTGTAAGTAATGACCTTAGAAATACTCCGGAATACTAATTTTGAATAAAATACGGCTTATATAGATTAAGAGGGGCACATAATGTGGTCCTTTTTTATTTTGAAAGGAGTGGAACGATGCAAGAAATTCAAGATTTAAAGCAAGAGATCCAACAGATAAAGTTAGATCAAAAAGATATGCAACGAGATATCCGAAACATAGAAACACGTACCACTGTCAATGAAAAGGACATCGTTAATATAAACAAACAGCTTGAGAAGATTAGCGCCAATACAACATGGATTCTTCGGATTATAATTGGTGCAATTGTGGCTGGATTGTTAGGATTACTAATGAAAGGTGGCATGTAATATGTCAAAAGAGAATATCAAAAAACGACTCCGCAAC